GCAAGGAGAATATGATCTTGAGACTATTAAATATAATACAGTGAAGAGGCGTTATGGTAGATAATGTAAATTCACCTGCCCATTATCTTAAAGGTAAAAAAGAAACTATTGATGTTATACAAGATGGTATGACCGATGATGAGTATCATGGATATCTTAAAGGTAATGTGTTAAAATATGTATCACGTTATAAATTTAAAGGAGAACCATTAGAAGATTTACAAAAAGCAAGATGGTATTTAAATAGATTAATAAAGGAGGTAGAGTAATGGGTGCAGTAAAACAAGCATTAATTGAAGTTGAAGATTTAGTTTGTGGTTGTCTTCAACAACATAGAACACTAAACCAAACTATTAGAGATCTTAAAGAGATCTATAATAAAGAAGGAAAATTTAATACTTATTTATTAGATGAAGATTTAATCGAAGATAAGTATTATCAATTTAAAGGCTATTAATATAAGGAGGAAAGGAGAATGGCTAGTAACTCAAAAGACAAACCAACAGTACAACAGCCCTTAAGAACTTATCTTATTGATTCTGTTAAATTAACAGATGTTATGAGATATTTAATGACACGACCCTATGGTGAAGTTGTCAAGCTAATGAATATGCTTGCAACATTAAATCAATTGGATCCAAAAATAGGGGCTGACTTTGTTAAACAACAAGTAGTAGAGACCAATGCCAAAAAATGATATCAGTAAACACACAGGTCTTTTATTTGAACTGAAGATTGGTTTAAATAGAAACAATGCTTTGGTAATAGATTACGGTGGAAAACCTGTAGCTAAAATAAGAGAAGCATTAAAAGAATATAAGTATCATGCAAACTTATGTGCTGCTGTTATCAATCATGCCAATTCTGTTGGTAAAAAACTTGAAGAAGATGTCAAGAAATTGATTCAAACAATATAATGAATCCTAAACAGATGAGAAAGATTCGCCATAGAGCAAAGGCAATCTTATTAGCTTGGATAAAAACTGTAGTTAAGAAAGATCAACATCATACGATTACCCCTGAGAAATTTTCTATCTTAATTAAGAATCCAAGCTACTATTGGCAGGGGCGAACATTACTTTTACAACCCATGTCTTATCGTGGGATTATACAAACTTTAAAGAAGCACCCCAACTGGACCTTAGAGGATTTTAAACAAAATGTATAAACCATTACCCAATTCACTAACCATTAAAACTTCAAAAGTTAATGGGCTAGGTTTGTTTGCTAAAGAAGCGATACCTAAAGCTACCAACTTAGGGATGACCCATATAAAAATAGGAGAAAAGATTATTAGAACTCCCCTTGGAGGATTTATTAATCATGCAAATGATTCTAATTGTATCAAGGTAGAATTATTAATGACTAATCATGATGATCCTGCAGTTAAATTTGATTATAAGAAGTGGAATCTAATTACAATTAAAGATATTAAACAAGGAGAGGAACTAACATTAACATATACGTTTTATAAAATTTAGAGTTTTGGTCGCTGGAGAAGTTGCACCAAAAAAAAAGGCACCCATAAAGGGTGCCCTATGTGTTGCCGAGGGGGAAGTTAATAGCTTCCCTCTTTTTTTTTATTTTAATTCTTTATATGTATAATCATATCTTCCTTCTTCATCTTCATCAGTAATCCATTTAGAAGTATCTTCAACTGACCATGTTCGTGTATTCACTAAACGATTAATTAAATTCTCTGATGGATCTGCCGCTAATGCTGGATCAAAAACTCTTAATCTATTATTAGGTTGTATAGCAAAGTTTCCTTCATCTAATTGTATAACATGACCACATTTATGTTGATCAGGTTTTTCTGAATAGCCAAAGTTTAATTCATTGTAATCACCAGCACACCAATCTAAAGTAAACAAATATGTTCCTTCTCGTTTAACTTTACGTCTTGAAAAATAAGACATTTTACTTCCTGCTAATTGGTAGAACGTAGTTGCACTGACATGATAACTAAAACTATCCCACATCATGAGTTCATTTAAAGGAAGTTCTTTAACTCCTGGTTTAGTACAGAATGCAGAGATAGGTGCTCGCCACCATAATCCCCCATCTGTCATCATGTAATGAAACAAAGGAACTTGTTTAGGTATACTTGCAACTCCAAATATAACACATTCAAAGTATTTATCGTGGGAATCTTTTTGATCTCTTAGATAATTACCACGAACATAACATTCAATAATTGGTATATTTGCATTTAGGTAAGCCATTCTTTATAATCCTTGCCGTCATAGATCAATGATTGTTTTCTATTGTTATCTTTCGAGTATGAGCAGTGTACCCATCCGCTTGAAGGGTCATCTGAATTATAAAATTCTAATATAAGTTGGTCGTATATTAATTCATTCTTAATATACTTAGCCAATGTTTTATTATCAACTCCAAACATTTCAAAGTCAGCCGCTTCTCCTTTTGCATGCTGGCTATTTGGGTTGCTGCCTATGGCAAGGCATAGATCTGCTGAACGATAACCTGAGGTAATAACCATAGGTTTACCAAAATGTCTACGTGTAGGTTCTAAAACCTGTAGACATAAATCTGTCAGGCGTTCAATATGCTCTGGCGTAGGAGTATTATCAATACCCTTACGTGTAGCTGTTTGTGATTTTGTTAGTTCTTGTAAATTAAAGTGTCCGCTTAGTCTCATAATTAATCTGTGCTGGGAAATCCTGTAATCAATCTGATTACCCGAAATCCCATTTTTAGTTTCCCGAGTTAGATGTAAGGGGATTAGATGTGTTGACTTTAATTTCCTCTAGTTGTAGTTTAAGTAATTCAATTTCTTTTTCTAATACTGCATTTGCTTTTGCGTTATTAGATATACCAGAAATATTATCAGAAATCATTTTCTGATTATTACCTATTTGTTGTGCTAGAGGTGTAAGATCAGGACCTGTTGCTTCTGTTAAAGCAGTAAGTTTAGTTTGTATCTCACCATACTTAACAAAGCCACCTCCAATTGCAACAATTGCTGCAATCAAAGCTGCTATTCCTGCAAGCTGATCTTTTAAATTAAATGTACTTTTTTCTTTAGCCATTGTTTAACTCCTTAAGTTCCATTAATATTTTTTGTTTCTTATAATGGATCTCATTTAGTTTCTTTGTCTTAATTTCAAGGGTATCATTCTTAGTATAACTTGCTAACGTTACATTAGAATATATTTTTCTAGGATCAAATATATTTACTTGATCTAAATAAATATCTTTAGGTTTATAGAACTCTACTTTATTATAAGCAACTAAAGAAGCTTGTTCACTTACCATTGCTTCTAACTTAATTAAGTTTTTAATATTTAAGTTCTTGGATAAATCTTTAATCTCCCTATCAATCTTATCCATTACTCTATCAATATTTTTGACGAGAGCTTTTTTCTGTTGTATCTTTTTTTGTTCGGCTTCTTTCTTTGTCGAAACCACGGATGCTGTAGAAGTTTCGCTAGTGGATTTCTCTTCTTGTGTTTCTTCTTCCTCATTGGATTCTTCTACAACTTCTGTAGTTTTTTTACTTACTTCTTTTTTTTCTTGTTTGACTTCTTTCTTTTCTTCTTTGACTTTTGATTCTTTCTTTTCTTCTTTTGTTTCTTTTTCATTTGTTACTGTTTCCTTTTTTGTTTCAGTCGTTTGTATTATTGCGGGTGTTTTGGTTTTAATTGTCTTTTCTTCCTTCGTTGATGAAATCTTTTCTTCTTTAGATACCATTGGTAATGACGCTTGCTGAGTCGTTGGGGGTTCCTCATTTAGTTCTTCCGTTACTTCTTCAATAACTTGTTTCTTTATAGTCTCTACCGCTTTTGTTTCTTTTAATTCTACTATTGCGGTTTCCACTTTAACAACAGTTTCTATAGGTGTAGCTGCTGGAGTATAAATCTGGAGTTCAATTTTCTCTTCTTCAAAGGTAAGTTCTACCTGCATACCTTGACTAAGAGATCCTGTCTCTATAAGTTTTTCTTCAACTCCACTTTCAATACCAGAAATTACTTCCCAAAGTTCACTCTCATCAAGATTCGTTGTACCCAATGCTTCATTAAGTTCTTCAATTTCTGCTGTT